ATGAGACCGTCACGGATCGCGATGATCGCCACCAGGGCGGTCGCAAGGTCGGTCGGGTCCACAACGTTCGCCAGAGAACCCGACGGGAACAGGTCAGCCGTGGAAGCAGTGAACCCGCGCCCCAGCTCCGTGCGCCGCGCCGGCTGACGCGGGTACTGGGCGGCCATCACGCCACCTCGAACGCGGTGATGAACCCTGTGGTCGACGCGGCGACCGTGATCTCGATCGACCCGTCGTCCTGGGAGAACCGGGCCGACTCAAGACCCGCAAACCACTTCACGACAGGGGTCGAGCTACCGATCGCGAACGTGGTCGCAAGGTCACCCAGACCGGCCGCGTCGGCAGGCGGGGAATCCCCAGCCTTGATGGTGATGACCTTCTCCGCGCCCGTGTTCACGATCCGCAGCACGAGCTTGGAGAACGGCTTGGTCGGAGTGATGACATGCGTGTTAGCAGCGACGATCGCCGTACCGGCGACATCGGCCACTGCCGTACCCGCGGTGAGCGGGGTAATCGGAACGACTGTGGTTGCCATGCTGTGCCTCCTGGGGCGTCAGAGTGTGGGTGACCGGGGGAGACGGCCGGGAACAGGAGCCCCCGGCCGTCTCAACCGGATCAGGTGATCGACGCCGTGAGGGTCGCGATGCCCTCGGGGCGGGCAACCTTCGCGCCGTACAGGTGCAGGCCCTTGATCGCGTCCGAGAACGCGTCCTGCGGGCGGTACGCCTCGACCTTGTTGATCTGCTCGGCGTAGGTGATCGCACCGTTGTACCCGGCGCAGACGAGGTAGTCGTCACCGGTCACGAGGGTCACGTTGTTCGACATGAGGACGTCGAACCCGAACGCCCGACCGACCAGGCCGTTCCGCAGCGCCTCAGACGTGCCCGAAGCGTCCACACGAACGAACGTGTCGGACTGCAACAGCAGACCGTGGTACCAGGGCGGGATGATCACGTAACGGCCTTGGTTGGGGACGTTCGCGTTGTCGAGCTTGATCTTCAGGTTCACCAGGCCGGTCACCGCAAGCGCGGCAGACGTGATCGCCGTGGTCGTGATCTTGTTCGCCGCAGCAGCGTTCGTGTACAGGCCCGCCACGTACAGGTCAGCCGTGTCGGCCAGACCGTAAGCAGCCTCCTGAGCGGCCTCCGACAGCAGCGCCCCACCGGAACGCGCCTGACGCAGATCCACGTCATCGACCTCGAACGCGAAGTACTTCGCCTGGTCCACGACGAGGGTCCGGTCCGCGTCCGTCAGCGCCTCAGGCGTGATCGACGTGGTACCCGCGACGTAACTCGCGATGGTCGGGCGGGTGATCGACACGATGTGCACGGTGTCGCCGAAGTTGGAGATCTCACCCTCGTAGTTGCGGTTCACGGCCTGCGGGCCAGCGAACACGAGAGACTTCTTGAGCGAGGACTGAAGCTCAGCGGCCCAGACCTCCGGGATGAAGTTGGTAACGGCCATGATTGGCCTCCTTGTTTGTTACGAAGTGGGCGTCTTGATCCCGAGCGCAACGTCAAGGCGGCCCTCGGCCTTGGCCCTAACGATGTCGTCGGCGGACATCCCCTCAAGGTCAGCCCGGGTCAACTGCTCCGGACCACCAATGGGGTTGCCGTTCTTGCCCTGCCCATCCGCTGACGGCGCCTTAGGCGTCGCTGCCTTGAGGTCAGCTAGAAGCTCAACGGCGTCGGCTTCCAGTTCCTCACGCGTGGAACCCACCAACCGCTTCGCCTGCGAAACGGTCAGACCCTTCTCGAGCGCGATCGACGCTCTCAGGGCTTCGGCCTCACGTGACTGGACCGCCTTCTCGGCGGCCTCCGCACGCGCAATGGCCTTCTCCAACTCGGACTTGCTGGCCTCTTCGAGTTCGTCGAAGCGCTTTGCCTTGTCGGCGTTCGCCTTCGCCTGTGCCTCGTGCTTGCGGGCCAGTGCCTTCCACTTCTCCGCGTCTGCGGCGGGGTCCTTTGCTGGGGGTTCGGGTGTTGCTTCGATCGGCTCCGGGGTCTCCGTGGCGGCGACGGCGGTGGGCTCGGTCGGCTGCGGTTCAGGCATGGCAATATCTCCCGTGTCGGGTTGGCCCGCCCCCTGTCGGGGCGGGAAGAATCAGGCGAGGTCGGCGGCCCTCGTGAACTTGTCGGCCCGCCACGTCAACGTGGGGCCGTATTCGCCGTGGTCACGGATCATCACGTCCGTGTAGTCCGACGCGCGCTTACCCGTGGCCGTGGACCTACCTAGGCCCAGGTCTCGGGCGCCACGCTCGGCCGTGCCCGCGAAATCACCGATCGCGCTCTGTGTGCCCTCAAGGAGTTCACGGTTGATGACCTGCCCCGGGTCATAGTCCTGCTCAATGGGTGCGACCCCGCAGTCGCAACCGGGGTGGATCGGGGACAGTGACTCCGTGCGGTAACGCTGCGTCGACGCAATCACACACAGGCCGCAGTTCTCGTTACCCGTCAACGTGCGACGGAAGAACCGCCACCCGTGCGACCTCATCGACGACCGCGACTGGCGGACCTTCGCCATCTGCACGTCAGTGCCAACGATCGACTCCAACCGGGTCAACCCCTGGTTAAGCGCAACCGCGAACGACGCACCACCCGACAACGCCGTGTACATCGACGCCGCCGGGCGGCGGTACACCTCAGTAGCGGGCACACCGCGCCCCGAAATCACCGCACCCCTGTCCACGGGAACCGGTGTCACAGGCGTTCCCTCGCGCAACGACGCTAGAGATGCCAGGTACGCCGACGTCAGGTTCGCGACCTGCACCTGCCCCGCCTGCACTCGCGGGACAATCAACCCGACCAGGCGGTCCACGTCAGCGTCCCGGTACGACCCCTGCGCCAACCACGCCGCCCGCGAATAAGCCACCACACGGGCACGAACCTGCGTCACCGCAGACTGATACCCCCCAATGACCCGTTCAGGCGTTAGCGGGGGCACGACGCTGCCTCACAGGCTCCTGCGGGACCGGTGCCGGCGGTGGTGTCGCCGCCTGGATCAACGTCGCCGCCGACAACTGCTCCTCAGCCCGATCCAACTCCGCCTGCGCGATCTTCTCCGGCGAGTACCCGAGGATGTTCCGGGCGATCGACTTCCACGGCTCACCCGCAGCCTTCGCCTGCGCCGCCGCCGCATACTTCTCCGACAGGGACACGTAAGCCGGCGGCTCAAACGACACCTCGACCGTCTGCGACTCACCCAGGTCCGTGCCCTCAACCCGCAACGAGTACACGAGCACCACGGCCAGGGCGGGCTTCAACCGGGCGATCTCCTGCTCGGCCTGCGCCACCTGACCCGCCGTCGAGTTCGCCGCACCCTCAGCGGACTGGTTCGCCCCATCAGGGATGAACACACTGATCGGGGTGCGTGTCACCGCGGCGAAGTCCCTGGCGTCCGACTTCTCACCCTCAAGCAACGGGCGGATGTCGGTCTGCTGGGACTCCCAAATGTCGATGCCCTCAGGCAGCTCCCACAAGGCACCGGGGGCGGGCGCGAGAATCTTGTCCCACTCGATCGGGTGCCCGTTCTCATCCTTCTCCGGCAGCCCACCAGTGCCCGGCTGCGCCTTCAACGCGCGCTGACGGAACGCCTGCATCGCCGCGATCACCAGGCGCTGCAACTTGCCCAGGTTGATCCGGTCGATTACGTCCGTGTGCGGCTCAAACAGGCCCAGCCCGGACTTCCGCTCGAACACGACAACGGGCGGGTCACCCTCATACGTCTCGAGCCCGGACTCAACCTTGCCCCAACCGCCCTGGACGCGCTGCAACAGGCGCCGCTCATCGTTCCAAGACGACCGCTGGTACAACTGCCGGGAACCCGACGCCCACACCAGGGCGTAATCCATCTTCGCGTCCAGGTCCCGCCACACCTTCAACGCCGCGCGAGCCTTCCACGGCCGCAACGGGTCAGTCGCCGCAATGAACTGCTCCGGGGCCTCGCGGGTAATCACCGCACGACCATCCACGCCACGACCAACAACCAAGTACCCGACCGAGGTCGTCAAGTAGTCGTCAACCGCATCGGAGAGCTGCACGTCCATGCGGTTGTCCCGCCAAATCCGGCGAGCCTGCACAGATTCCGGCGTGTCCGGGGCATCACCGATCAGAATCCCATTCGGGCGGATCCGATCAGCCAACGACCCAACACACAGGCCCCCATAATCCGTCCGGGACTTCTTCTGGAACGCCAACCACGACGCCTTCAGGTTCTCACCCATCTCAGGCAACGGGGCGCGCCCATTCGCATAATCACGCAGCAACGTGATCCGCGCAAACCTGTCATCCTGCCGCTTCGCCAAGACGGGAAGCCACTCATCCGGGGTGGTAGGAGCCACGCGCCATCACCACCCTCTGATCAGTAGATGCGGCGTGGTGCCCGCCTGTTCCCTCGACGCGGACGCGCGCCGACCTTGCGCGCATCAAGGCACGCCTTCCACGACAGAACCGCAGCCATCGCCGCGTCAAACTTGAGCATCTGCTGGCCGTCCTGCTTAGCCATCACGTACAACGGTTGACCCTCGTCATCCTTCAACCGGAGTTCCTTGCGGCCCGCGTTACCCAAATGCCGCACCAGGTCGTCATGCGGGCGGAACACCGCACCATCAACGTCCACACCACCGAACGACACCAAGCCGGCGTCAATCGCCTCCACGTACTCACGCAACGTGTACGCCATCGTCTTAGGGCGAGCCGTCCACCACTCAACGACCTGCCCCGGCCACTTCGCCGACCACGACCCCATCGTCTCCGTCCAATGCGGCGGATCCCCATACAGCACCCACACCTCAAGGCGCCGCAACGTATCCGCGAGCAAGTCCGTGACCTCATCCTCAGGAACTTCCCACTCCTCAACACCCTCAGGCCGTTCCCACAACCCGACAAGCTCCTGCAACCCCGTGTCAATCTCCGTCGCAACAAGCGCAGTCGCATCACGAAACCGGGCGCCGTCAAAACCGAGTGTCACGAACCCGTCATCGGGTATCCGGTGCCCCGGCCGCAACAGCGGCTCAATCCTCTTCAAGTCGAAGAACTGCGACCCGGCCTTACGCCACCGGTTCAGGTAGACCCGCTCCCAATAGGCGCGGTCCACACCCTTCCGGTCATAGTCCTTGGCGATCCGCTCAAACTGACCCGGCCCATACTCACCAGCCGGACCCGTCGCCTCAGACACCGCCTCAATGCGCAGATCAACCGTCGACAAGTCATCACGGTCGGGCCCGGCCCACCGTGCGAAGAAGAACAAGGACGGGTCATCCTGGTCACCGCGGGCAATCGACTCAGCCTCAGCGCGCACATCCTCCTCGATGGAGTTCTGCCCGGGCTGCCCCGCCGTGGACGTGTAGAACACCCACGGATCCTCAAGGGGACGCTTGTGCAAGTTCTGCAGCATCGTCTCGTGTGCGTTCCGCTGAGACGGCAAGTACAACCGGTGCGGCTCATCAAAGTGCTGAAACGACGTCAACGCACCATCACGCGCACCCGGCGCATTCGACACCGGCACCGCGCGACCCTCAGCCTTACCGCCCGGACCAAGGCGGATGATCCTGTCCAGGGACGCATCAAACAACGCCGCGTCAGGGCCTTCCTCGACCACGTACTTCAGCACCCCGTAAGCAAGCTCGGAGACCTGCTCCTCCGTCACGGCCATCATCGGGATATACGGGAACGACACCGGGCGCCCCACCGGTTCACCCGCAGCGTTGAACCCGTCACACCGCACCGGCGCCTCAGGGTGCAACTCGCAGAACGCCACCCACGCCGCAAACTCCGTCTTAGCCAAACCCTTGCGCCACTCAAGCGCGCCACGCTGAAACCTGCGCCGACCCGCCTGGCGGTGCCCCTTCGGGAACACCTCGTACAACCGGTACAGGGCCGCGCGCTTCTCCGCGTCCAAGCGTGCCGGCTGACCAGCCAACGACCCCGGCCCGAACACGCACCGCTCAGTGATGAAGTCCGCCAACGCTGGACCCAATGTCGGGAACGACAGGTCAAGTTGGGGGACGATCAGTGTCGCCACGGTGGGACTAGTTCACTAGAGCGAGGCGAGGATCCTCACCA